TTCCGGAATACCCCCCAACAAAAAAATTACAACACCCCCGCCATTGTTTTTTTTAGGTCCGCTTGATTTTTTGCCATCCCCCTTATATGCGTGAACTTTGAGTTCATGATCGAGATAAAGGACATATTGGGCAATACTCGTTTCTCGACCCCTATAAACCGGGGCGCAAAGGGGAGATTCACCTTGATGAAGGAGGACTATATAACCCTTCCTTTTAGCGTTGAAACGCCTATTGATTTCAAGCCGGGCGACTATGTGGACATGAGCGGGGTACTCGATGACGCTTTAGGAGGTAAGTTGTCCAAGGTATATAAATACCTATCCTTGCAGAAGCCCAATGTGGTGCCGGGAAAATATGATTATGAGTTAAGGTTGGACGCTTATTATTATGAGTGGAACACGAAGATATTCAAGTATACCCCGGAAAATCATGGACAGGAGGCAGGATGGAACCTTACCGCCACTCTTGACACGCAACTGGGCGTGTTCCTGCGTAACCTTAAAGCTAACGGATATACGTATAACGGCGTCGATTATGACTTTGATATAGACAACACGGTCGAGAACAAGGCCGTGTTGATGTCTTATGACAATATCCACCTTTTGGACGCCCTTTTCTCGATGGCCGCCGAGGACAAGTGGAATTGCGACTGCTGGATAACCGATAATATCATCCATTTCGGGCGTTGCGAGTTCGGCGACGCCGTAAAGATAGAGTTGGGCGTAGAGGCTTCCTCTATGACCCGTAACGATAGCAAGGGTACTTACGCAACACGTATATACGTGTTCGGAGGTACCAGAAACATCCCTGTCAACTATCGTCCGGTAGATGAGCAGACCGTAGTCAACGGTGTCGTGCAAAAGCGGCTCATGCTCCCATCTGGGACACCGTATATCGATGCCTATCCCGGCATGACCAACGCCGAGGCCGTGGAGGACGTGGTGGTATTTGACGATATCTATCCCAGACGGATAGGTACGTTGTCGGATGTTAAGACCGTAGACAGGAACATAGAGACGGACGGCGAGGTGACGGGGACTTTCAAGGCTTATCAATACAAGGATACCGGGTTGGTGTTCAAGGATGAGTATATCATAGAGGGCGAGGGATTGAAGGTCACGTTCCAATCCGGGAGACTTAATGGCATGACTTTCGGAGTCACTTTTAACCCCGAGGGAGCGGAACCCGTCGAGCAATTATGGGAGATCGTCGCTAACGAGGATTATGGCCGCTTGTTACCAGACGATGTGATCCGTCCGGAGAACGGCGATAAATATATACTTTCCGGATTCAATATACAATTAGTGTCCGACCAATATATATCGGAGGCGGAGGCGGAGCTTCTGGCCAAGGGTAAAGAATATATAAAGAGAACCAGTATTGACGATGGCACGTACCCGACTACGTTGGACTCGGAATGGGTCTATCAAGACCAGATCAACCGGACTTACGACGTGGGGCAGAGGATGCGGATGGTCAATCCCGCTTTCTTCTCGTCGGAAGGGCGTATCAGTCGTGTTATAGGCTGGGAGATGAGCCTTGATATCCCTTATGATTCTCCTGTATATACTATAGGCGAGAGCACTCAATACAGCCGGCTTGGTGAATTGGAGGACAAGGTTGATTCCTTGACTTATAAAGGACAGACATATACCGGTTCAGGGGGAAGCGGCGTATACGTTATCCGTACCAATGACTCCACCCCGGCAAGCGACAGCAACGTATTCTCCGCCCTTCGCTCGTTGGCGACATTCTTGCGCAAGGACAAGCCGGACCAGACCAAATATCTAATCAAGCTCCTCGGAGGATTGATATCCGATAATATCGAGTCTCAGGATTTTGCCGCCGGTCCTTTCGGCACGGGGTTCCTCGTGAAAAGGGACCCAAAGACCGGTAAATCATATATAGAGGCGGACGAGATCTACATCCGCCTTAAAGCGTATTTCGATACCTTGGAGATCAAGCACCTCTCTCACGTGGGAGGGCGTATCGTATTATCTCCGGCGAGCATGGAGTGCATTCGGGTGGAGGAGGTATCGGTAGATCTGGATGCCTTGTATGACTTTAACGGTGATCCGCTATATGATGTGGAGGATAGCCGGTTGTACTCATTAGGAGGCTCCGGACGTGCCACTACCAACGTGTATAGGTGTTATTTCCGGCAGACCGACGGGGAGAGGGAGATCGTGAATGAGTTCGCTATCGATGACATGGCCCAATGCCGGGAGTTTAACGTGAAGACCGGGATATCCCATAATGTCCGTAACCAGTATTACTGGCGCAGGGTCGTAGGCTTGGGGAGTGATCATATAGACTTGTCGATAGATGATTGTGACCCCGGCAGCATGGTCCCGAAGGCGGGTGATACGATCGTCACGATAGGCAACAAGACGGATACCAATCGTCAGCATGTAGTTTATCTATCCTCCTACGACGATGACGCTCCGTGCTTCAAGCTGTATTCCGGTATCAACTCTTACTCGATGTTGAATAAGGAAGTGACGGTCATTTCCCCGAACGCCGACAAGAACGTATTCACGGGCAAGGTAGTCATAAAACCGGGGTCTGCCGGCTTCGAGAACTTGACAGACAAGCCGGACATGGAAGGCATAAATAATTCCATCAAGAATGCCCAAGAAGCCGCCTCCGCCGCCCAAGAGGCTATCGAGGGAGTGCAAGGCTCGGTGGATAATTTCAAGTATTACGTTGATAACACCTTCGCCGATGGAATCATATCGGAGGCGGAGACCAAGGATATCGCCCGCTATATAGATATCGTAAACAACGAGAAGGCATCGTCATTGGCTACATATAATGAGTTGAGGATCAATCCTTATCTTGACGGGGCAGAGCTTGTCTCCTTGGAAGAGGCCAAGGAAACCCTGTTCTCTTCCATAGATAGCCTGATCGACGCCGTAAACAAGGCCATAGCGGACAAGAAGGCCACGGAAGAGGAGATAGCCGATATAAACGATAAATACACGGAGTTCAATACCGCTTGCGGTAATTTTTATTCCGCTGTGGAGAACGCTAACAAAAAAATACAGGATAATCTTAAGTCATACTCGGATAACGCCCAGAAAGCCGCGGATGAGGCTAACAAGAACGCTACGAGCGCGATGGACAGCGCCAATACCGCCAAGAGCGATGTCTTGGGCTTGAAGGACTTCACGGACGAGGCATTCGAGGACGGGATTATCTCCAGATCGGAGGCGGTGGCCATAGGAAAGTACACCAATACGGTGAACGCCACCAAGAAAGAGGTGGAATCAACCTACAACACGTTATATACCAACCCTTTCCTTTCCGGTACCCCAAAAACGGATTTACTGAACGCCAAGGTGACGTTCATGGGAGCGGTGGATAACCTGTTGGCATCTATACAGACGGCCATTTCGGACGGTAAGACGACAATAACCGAGAAGGAGATTGTCGATAGCAAGTTCTCTGCGTTCAACAGCGCCTATGCCTCACTTGCCACGGCCATAGAGAACGCTAACAAGGCGATCCAGCAGAAGATCAAGGAGGAGGCGGTCAATGAGGCCTCCGATGGTCTTATCTCCGATATCGAGACGATTACCGAAGCGGACAAAAACGAGATGGCCAAACAGCTGGGATACGCCGATTACGCCTCGATGAAGGAACAAGCGGCGAAGGGCAAGACCATCATAAACGGGGCATCTATCAATACCCAGTTGATAGATACGGACTTGCTCATCACTTCTCTCGTTATAGCCAAGGCGATAAAAACAAGTAACTTGAACGTAAATGATAAGTTCATAGTTAAGACCGATGGCTCCGTGGACATGAACGGCATCTTTCACTCCCTTGGTACTAAGACGGAGCTTGTCATCTCTAACGGTTATTTGAGGATCGCCTATAACGGGGAAGAGATCATGCGTTTCGCCGTGAACCAGAATACGGGTATGCCAGAGCTGAATATGCACAAGGGAGATAAGAGCGTGTTTATCTCCCCGGAGAAACTTGTGTTCGGTTTTGGCTCAGGGAATAATTTCTTGACTCTTAATCCCAGTGACATTGGAGGGGGAGACGTGAGAAAGAAAAGTGATGGGACCTTGTATGTGACCACTGGAGAAACCTCCTTGATAACGGTTGGGATCTACGTGTCTCCGCAGGAGGGAGGTACGACAATCCCTACACCGGGATCTATGCTGTTCAAATACGAGGGAGAGCAGGAGTACGTGGAGGCTATACCCAACGATGGGTATGAGTTCTCCAGATGGAGCGATGGTGGCGCCCAACGCCATTTGGTTACATGGGATGTCTCAGGCAAGGGGATAACCGCGTATTTCACCAAGATACAGGTGACTCAATATACGGTGACCCTGATAGCCAACCCGCAACAGGGCGGTACCGTGTCTGGAGGAGGTGCCGCCGACAAGGGGACGGTACGCGCGGTATCCGCTACCCCCGCCTCCGGTTACCGCTTTGTCAGCTGGAGCGATGGGGGGAACCAGACCCACAACGTCACTTGGGACGCTAATAAGACCTTGACCGCTAATTTCGAGAAGGCTATTATAACGGGTGACGAGATATTGTTGGGTACCTCGTTGACATCAGGCGCGTATACGAGCGTGTTGAAGAAGGGGACGGGTACCTTGACGGCTTCCACTTCCGGCGGTAATATGACGGTCATGTCCTCGTCCGGCAATCAGGGATGGGTGCTGTTCAACAAGGGATATCTCGGGAGCAAGTTGTCGCAAGGGCATATATACAGGCTAAGTGTCACGGCCAAGGTCGCTTCCGGTACGGTCACTTTCTTGGCCGGCATAGGCTCTATAGACTCCGGAGGAGAGTTCAACAACCTTTCCTCGGGAGATATGATCTATGGCGAGCAGATAACGACATCCGTAAAGACCTTTGTCGTGGATATAACGGTCTACAAGAGAGATAGCACGGTAAGCGACGCGGTGGCTATGTCGTTCTTCCCCGATAGTACGGCCACTATAACAATAACGGGTATATCGTTGAAGGAGGTGTGATATGGGAATCATTAACAAGACAACAGATAAGATAAACGTCTTGCTTGACAAGATAGCGGATATTCCAGAGGAGGGTCTGGCAGGGAAGACCCCAGTATTGGAAGACGTGAGAGTCACCACCCTATCCGCGGGTAGCGATGCCACTGGCGATATCGTTAGAACCGGGGTTGATAGTGAGGGAAACCCATCGTACGTGATAAATCTAGGTATCCCACGAGGTAAGGACGGGACTTCTGGAGGTCCCGCCAGTATAGACTGGACCAATGTCCTTAATAAGCCAGAATGGATAATGTCATCCACTAAACCATCATATACGGCCGATGAGGTCGGGGCATTACCCTCAAGCACCTCTTTCAAGACGGTTAACGGGGAATCCATATTGGGGGAGGGTGATATAGAAATCTCATCCGAGGGAGGAAACGGCGTAGGACGAAACTACCCCGGTTACAAGAACGCCGAGATATTCAACGATTACGAGAGCAACAAGGCCGCCGGCGCCTATGCTCATGCGGAGGGCCGGGAGACGAACGCAGCCGGCCCTCGGGCTCACGCCGAGGGGTATAAGACGAGTGTTTTCGCCGCCGATGCCCATGCCGAGGGGAGGGAGACGTGGTGCTTGGGACCACAAGGGCATGTGGAAGGGATGAACGGGATCGCTTGGGGAGGGTTGTCGCATGTCGAGGGACTGGCCGCTCGTATAGAGAATGGATCTTACGTGCCGCCCGTTGAGGGGGGGAAAAAAATTCTTAACGAAGAGGATTTGATCAGGACGATATGGGATACATATGGCCTCGCATGGGGGAAAGAGATTATCGTAAGCGAGGACTTGTTTAATGATTATTATATACATGCTTCCTTTGGGGAAAGAAACCATGTAGAGGGCGTTAATAATGTCGTTTTAAACAATTGCGTACACGTTGAAGGTCGTGGAAATGTATCGGGGGCCTCCGTAACCGCGCATGGGGCTGCTCAGATTGACCACGTGATCCATATAGAGGGATGCTGGAATACGGTCTATCCCCAATCTAGGGATACGGGATGTCACATAGAGGGAAAATCCAACCTCGTCCGTGAGTCCGGGGATGGCTCCACGATATATTACGCCACCGCTGCCCATGTGGAAGGTGAGAATAACGTCATAGATTGCCTGTCGCATATCGGCGATGATTACATCCGGGGGGATGCCAGATGGTCGCATGTGGGGGGGTACTCATGTTCTGTTGTTAGGGCTAGCTACGCTTTTGCCCATGGCGACCATCTTTCCGTGTCCAACGATCACGAGGTATCGTTCGGACGTTACAACCTCTCTGAGATCAACGGAAATAAAGTTTTGTTCTCTTATGGTATTGGAGATGATGGACGGAGAGATAACGCCTTATCTATACTGGAGGATGGAACGGTGGTGATTCCCCGGCTGGACGGGGGAAGTGTCAAGGAGCAAATAGAAGCTGCCATACAACCATTAACCAACAAGGTTAACAATATATATAAAGAGCTCAAGGGAATTATAGACGAGCAATCCAAGCAAATACAAGATTTGTTAGCCTTGATACCGTCGGTGAAGGTAGAGAATGACATATTGATGATCGGGACACCCAAGGCCTTCGTGATAGGTAGCCTGCTTGTATTGACAAGGAACCTTCCGGCCGGCGTTTCCGATGATACGCTTACGATTACCGATACGTCGGTGGAGGTAGATAATGATATATTAACAATTAAATAAACACTAAGGATATTATGAGCACGATTAAAAAGGTAAACGTAAACGGGCAAGAGTATGATTTGGCCGGTTCTGGAGGCGGTGGGGTTTTGATCGAGATAACCCACTCGGAACTAGTGGCTCTTAGGAATAGTGGCGGTCTTGTTCAAGGGAATAAATACCGGATAACGGATTATAACGCCGTCTTTAACACGTTAAGATCAGCGGGACATCAATTTGATATCGTAGTGGAGGCATTGTCTTCATCTGAGCTTTCCGAGAAAGCCTCCGCTATGATACATGAGGGGGATGTATATTTCGAAAACTCCCATCTGGATCTATGGACAGTCTATTACTCATTGGATAACGACACTTCTCGCTTTAAAGAGGCATCGGCTTCTGGAAAAGGCTTTATCTGGAGATTAATAGATGAGTATAATAACGATGTATGCTTCGATTTCAAGAACGCCCTTTTCACGTTGTCATCTTCTGATTTTGATTTTGTCACGAGTGATTCATTGGATTTTTATCTGTTCTCTCATTTAGAGACGGGAACCCCATCCCAGTCGGACATCAAGGATAAAACAATAGTGAGATCTGGTTCCGTTTATAATAATATTGTAAAATTCAAGCTAACATCATCACCCAAATTGGTGTTTGGTTGCGTAAAAGGACTCCTTGATTCAATATCTCCTTTTTTACTGTCTTGTAATCAAATTGAGGCTATTGAATCTGTTATTGTGTTTGGTATGAGCGCTAGTAAGTTTGCCTCCAGTAAGATTTGTCTTGGCGCCAAAGTCATTTCAAAAAAAACGGTATCAAATATAATCAATTCTGTTTTTAGCGCTTCATTGACGCTTGAGGGAACTTATTCTATTAATAATACAAACATATGCGATATAAATAAAATATCTTATGAAGGCGATATTATAAATTGCTTTATTTATGGAGGACTTAGAAAGCCATCATTAAAATGCTCATCGATGAATAACGTATCCGTAAAAATTATTGCTACAAATAATAATACATTGTTGACTCTTTCCGATCGATTGGATTCTGTCGATGTTTACGCCAAGGAGAATGAATCTGGATCTTATGATATAAAAATCGTAGACCCGTTTGCGCAATAACATGGATAAAAAAAGGATATGGAAGCTATTCGCATAGGAAACGACATCAATATAGAATGGACCATCTTCCGGGACGGTAAGCCCGAGTCTTTGGATGGCAAGAACATTAGCGTCTTCATGACCAATGGCTATAAGAAGATGGCGGTAAAAGACCTCCACTTCCGGGATAACGTGATACGATTCACTTACTTAGGTAAAGACCAAGATTATAACGGCGTCTATACGCTGACCCTTATCGAGAACAAAGGGAAGGAGGGCATGTACACCGTAGACGCTTGCGATGCGTTCCGTCTTATCCCACGGTCGTGCTCCGTAGGTGGAGATACGGGATGCGGCAGCGTCAAGGTGACAACGGTAAAGCTAACGGGAGATATATCCGTTCCTGCCGTAGGGACCGGAGATTATGAAAGTATGACCAATAAACCACGGATCAACGGGGTTGAGTTGGTCGGGGATAAGTCCCTAGAGGAGTTAGGGATACCCATTCTGCCTGATAATATCGTAACCGATGCCGATTACACGCATACGGATAACAACTTGACGGACGCTCTTTTGGAAAAGCTCGACGGATTGAGTAATTACGATGATACGGCGTTAAGAGAGGCTTTAACCTCCGAGATCAGCAGGGCGAAGGAGGTAGAGGGGGATCTTGACACGGCCATAAGGAAAGTGGCTTCCGATCTGTCCACGTTTATAACGGGAGATCCGGACGCGGACAATGTCATCAACAGATGGCAGGAGGTGGTGGAGTTCTTGTCCGGTATGACAGAGGATAAGGATATGGCCGGAGTGTTGCTGGATTTGAAAAAACAAATACTTGCGGAGGTCACGAGTATCTTGTCAGGTTATTACACGTCCGGACAGATTGACGATAGGTTTGTCGAGAAGATCAAAGGGAAGGGACTTAGCACAAACGACCTTACGGATGAGCTGTTATCTAAGATCAACGGCTTATCCAACTATGATGATGAATGGGTCAGGAGTGAGATCGCCTCTATCAAGGCGGATATCGACACGTTATTGGGTGATGGAGCGAGCGACGCTATAGATACCTTCCATGAGATCGAGCTTTTTTTGCAGGGTATTACGGATAAGGAAACCCTAACCGGTCTTCTCAATGACTTGCGTGCGGAGATAACGGCTTTGATCCCAACCAAGACATCCCAATTAACAAATGACGATCACATCGTAAAGGACGCTAATTACGTCCATACGGACAATAATTATACTGACGAAGATAAGGGTAAGTTGGATGGATTGGATAATTACGACGATACGGATATCCGGAATCTGGTCACCGGTCTAAGGACGGACGTTGATAAGTTAAAGCCCGTTGTCACCTCCACCCCGTCTAGCGGTCAGATAACCATAACGCCGGACAAGGCCAAAAACGAAGATCCGGACGTGTCGATAACGCTGAAGACCAAGGGGGACAAGGATAAGTCGCTGATGGCCGACGGCAAGTACCGCAAGCTGCCCGTGTACGGCAGGAACCTGTTGCTGGGATCGGGGAAGGAGGTAAGTAACTCTAGTTACAAAATCGCTGGTTATTGGTTGGCGGAACAGATACCCGATGGGACGCAGGTCACTGTAACTATATGGGGTGAGATAGGGGACGGCAAAGAGTCGTTAGACTTATTTAATTCTGGAGCGTATGTGGGGTCATTAGCCAAGTTTCTTCCTACAGATTTTGTAAATGGGAAAGCTCACAAGACATTTAAATGGCTTACTACTTTAGTTGGTCATCAAGCGGATAATACACGTCTTGTTATATTTACCACTCCAAATACAGTTACCTCTACCTCCACCATCCACAAGATCAAGCTCGAGTACGGCGACATCTCCACCGAGTGGACCCCCGCTTGGGAGGACATCCCTGATATAGAGGAGCGGTACGCCTACGGTGTAGAGTGGGACATGGCATCGTCAAGCCCGGACGGGAAGCGTGTGGGTAATATGCAACTACATCGGGAGTTGCCGGTGCAGAGTAAGATAAGAGGGTGCGTGTTAGATAATAGCGGGGGAGTGAAAAAATATTTAGGAGCATCTTCTTGGTCACAAGAGGATATGTCTATAGATTATCTTTTAGAGGCTATAATGGCAGAAATGGATAGGTTTTGGATTCGTTTCTACATAAAAGGCCTTAAGTTTGGATGTATGATGTCTGATACTCCTATGCCCGGATATACCTATATTAATAAACGTTATATGAGTGCTTTCGAGGGAGGAATAGATAGGCCGTCGATGACTTTATTGTCTGCCTATGGAGTAGGTAGCACAAACGTAAATAGAAGAGGTGGCGACAACACCGCCGACTGGGACGGCACCTACCGTTCCTTATTGGGTTGTCCCGTCACCTACCTCACCCGAGACCAATTCCGGCAAGCCGCAAGGAAAAGAGGCAGCGGATGGGAAATGTATACCTACAACGCCCACAAGATCCTGTTCTGGCTATTCGCCGTCGAGTACGCCACGCTGGACAGCCAGAAGCCTTTCAACGCCCAGAAGGACGCTAACGGTTTCGCCCAAGGTGGCCTAGGTCCGGGACCGACGCAAATGACGGATTGGACTAACTTCAATAACGCGAATCCCCTTATCCCATGCGGCTATACCAACGAGTTCGGGAACGGCTCGGGAGAGAAGGCATATGTGGTGAAGAACGCTTCCGGCGGTACTCACGCCACGTTGATGGCTAACCGGTATCGTGGCATAGAGAATCCGTTCGGTCACATCTGGAAATACACTGACGGGGCTAATATACAGGTCACCACGGGCGATGCCGGATTGTCTATTCTATGGACTACCGATGAACCGTCGAATTTCAGCGACACCTCTTACACCGGTTATGACAAGAAAGGCAATATCTGCCGTACAAACGGTTATGCCAAGAAGATGTTGCTTGGGGAAGATGGCGATATAGTGGCCACGGAGGTCGGCGGTAGCTCCTCTACCTACTGGTGCTGCTACTACTTCACCAACACATTGGATAACCGCATGCGGGTGGTGCTGGTTGGCGGTTATGCAGACCACGGGTCGCGTGCGGGCCTCGCTTGCGTGGTTACTGCTGATGCGCCTTCCACTGCGCTTCGTTACTTCGGTTCGCGCCTCTGCTTTTTCCCCGAATTTCGTAAAACGTCGGCGTAGCCGCACGTCTCACGTCGGGAATTTTTTTGTATAACGATTAAATAACAAGACATGAAAAGAACATATAGCGACACTATACCGATCACTATGGAAAAGGACGGTGACGGATCCTACCTTTACCGGTGGGAAATTATAGAGGAGACAAGGGAGATGGGTGACGATATGGCCCCCGTGATCTCCTATAGTTACAACGAGGTCAGGGTATGGCCCACGTTGACGGCCAACAAGATATTGGAGGCCTGCATTAACGCCCTATGGGACAAGGACGTGGAGCAAAAGAAGCTGAACGACTACAACGCCGCCCAGCTAGGCATACTGGACTTGTCATACGTGGAGTCTTATAAGACGTTCCTTAACGAGAGGAAGGCGTTGAAAGACCGTGTGGATAGCGATTTCGCCGAGTGGGAGGCGGCGAGAGAGGAGGAGAGCATAATGGTTTTATAACTAATTAAAAAGGATCGGAAGAATGGATTGGACGATGATGTTAACCGCCGTATTAACCTTTGTTGGAGGAGGTGGTCTTGGAGCAGTGCTGATGTTTCCGCAAAAGAGGAAATCGGCCGAGTTGGAGAATGAGACGAAAGCGAGTGAGCAATGGAAGGAATTGTATATCAAAAGTCAGGAGGAAAAGAAAGGTTTGAGCAATCTTATAGATAAACTATACGACGATCAGGGACATTTTCGTGACGAGAATAACCGTCTTACAACCCAGATAGCGGTATACAAAGTACTTAAATGCAGAGATTTGAAATGTACCAATAGGAATCCTCCTATCGAGAACAATATAAATAGTGAGGATAAGGAGGATAAAGATTGCGATAAAGAAGGCTCCCCGAATCCAAATGGATAGGGGGAGCAAGAAAACTTTAGCTTCCTGTCTTTCTCAAGTGAGGATAGCAAGGTTAACAAAGTGTACAAATGTAATAATAAAATTATAGATATGGCAAATGAAAAATTACCTAGGGGACTTAGGCACAATAACCCCGGAAACATTCGGATCAATAGTGATCTCTTTCAAGGCGAGATACGACCTAGCAAGGACAAGTCGTTTAAGCAGTTCAATACGATGGCATACGGTTACAGGGCGATCTTCAAGATCCTGTCTAACTATTACCGGAACTATAAGCTGGACACGATCCGCAAGATGATAGGAAGATGGGCGCCGGAAAACGAGAATGATACGGACGCTTACATTAAGGCCGTATCCGATTACGCCGGTATCCCGGCTGATGATCCTATCAACATCAACGATCGTGAGCAGATGATCCGGATCGTGGCCGGGATGAGCAAGGTTGAGAATGGGAGAGAGGCTGAAATGTCGGACGTTATAGCTGGATGGAATTTACTTTAACAATAACAAGACCTAATGCTGTAGAGGTAAGCGTAAAATAAGATGAAAAAATATATTGGAACAAAACAGATTGAAGCAGAACCTATGACAATGGGCGAAGCTTTTGAGAAAGGATTGCTTAAAGCGGGAAGAGTACCTAACGAAAGCGAGAAGTCAAATGCTGGCTATCATGTGAAGTATCAAGACGGTTACGAGTCATGGAGTCCAGCAGGGCCATTCGAGAAGGCTTATAAGGTCTGTGAGACGTTTACGGATCGTCTCCAAATAGAATTGTCCGAATTATCCGATAAGCAAGAAAAGCTAGGTAAGTTTTTTGGTACGGATATGTTCAAAGGATTGTCAACGCAAAAGCAAGTATTGCTACGTGCACAATTCGGAGCGATGGAAGCTTATAGGCAAATCCTTATTGAGCGCATCCGTATTGAGGAAATCGCAAAATGAAACCGTGGCATATCATATTAATACTAGTGTGCTTGGTAGCCAGTTTCACGGCTGGCTACCATATCCGGGGGGATGTGACTGATAAAGTCGTGTCTAAATCTGATACCGTATTAATAACCGACACGATCCATGACAGTATCCCGTATCCTGTTTACGAGACATTGGTGCGGACGATACCAGAGCCTTTTCCTGTCTACATTACATTAGACGGTGACACGATTAAGGAACCTATATATGTCCCGGTGCCGATAACTCAAAAGGAGTACAAGACGGATGATTACCGGCTGTCAATATCCGGCTATAAGCCTAATCTTGATTACATCGAGGTTTATAGAAGGACTGAGTATATAACCAAGACGATCACCCCACGTAGATGGGGAATCGGAGCGATAGCCGGTTATGGAATCAGTAAACACGGGTTGTCTCCCTATGTCGGGATAGGCGGGTTCTATAGGATTTGGTGAGGCTTCCGTGGCTCACACCCGGGAAACCTCTGATAATAGAATGAATGCGTTATATGAATAACAAGGGCTGACGTTTTTTTGTTCATGATAATTTATATTAGTTTGATGGTGACTTCGTGAGAACGAGCCGGAAAGGGAGGATAAAGAAAAAAGAATCTTCCCTAAATAATCGGATCGGAAGTTTGATTATTTTTTCATGCCACGCACGACGGGAAGATTCTTATAAGTCTTTCTGCCGTGCATTTTTTGTGCCCGGCTTGATAGTAAAACAAACCACGAAATAAAAAGTTTATGAATAAGGTGGAAATTTTTTACAAGAAAGTGATAGAGGCAGTCTGCAAGGAGTGCGGAACCGATCCGGTAATGATGTTTAGCAACAACAAGGAGAGGAACGTTGACGCTAGGGGATTACTTATCGTCATATTGACAGAGAGAAAATTCAGTGAAAGTCTGATATCGGATCTTACAGGATTGACACAACAGGCTGTCAACAGGTTGAAGAATATCTATCCAGACCGTATCAATAGGAGCTACTTCTTGCGTGGGGTTTTAAGTTACATAAAGGAGGAATTAGCTGGTTCGTTATAATATCTACAAAAAAACAGCTAAATTATATACAATATTTCTTTGAAATTATATATCTTTGCGTCAAACAAAAGTCACTGTTGCCGCAGTGACTGTTTGCCAACGATATACGTTTAAATAAATTTTAAATTATGAGTGCAAATATAGTAGAAAAGGACGACAAGCGAAGATCTATAACGAAAGAATTTGCTTATGGCGTGTTAAAAGATTGCATTGGAGGTATGTTTACCGCATATTTCAAGGCAATAGATAAATTTAATGTAGAGATAGACCAGACAATACCGGAAGCTCGTGTAAGGCTTTACTCTACATTGCTTAATGCTAAATTAGTAGAGAGTTTTATATTGACATTCCCTGATAATTGGACTAATGGCAAGTATGGGCGTGTGATATTCCGATGGGATGATGTTCAGATCATAATAAAGAAACTTAACGCCAAAGGAAAGCCGTCTTATATACCAACATTGCTGTCAGATAAGATATTAAGTCAATACCAATCGGATTTGTTTGAAGGTGATGATTCCGCCAAGGCCGAACCTGTTCTTATTTTTGGATACACCAAGGACAAAATGGGACAACTCGTCGATCCTAGAATCGTATATTTCGACAATGATGTTAAATGGGAACTGACAAAGGATGATGTATTGATGAAACCTGTAACTCATGATATCGTTGAGGATATAGAGGTTCTTATCAAGAAGAGAGGAGAAAGTAAATCTGAATAATAATAAATTGTATATCGTTGGCTATTAAAATATATCAATATTATGGATTATAGACAATTAACTATAGCGAGGGAATATAGGGGATTTACTCAATCCAAGCTCTCCGGTATGATAGAGGGATTGTCTCAATCTAATCTTTCTAAATACGAGAAGGGTCTAGGTACATTATCAGAAGATCTTGTCCGCAAGATAATGGAGGTATTGGATTTCCCTATAGGATTTATGGATATATCCGTAGGTAATGATTACGAGAAGAGCTTTAGAAAAAAAGCGAGGCTTAAAGCCATGGATAAATGCCATATCGAGAGATTTGTGGATCTTTTATCTTACAGCGTTGATTATATGACCTCTGATTTGGAGATTCCGGACTATAATTTTCCGAACATAGACATAGAGAGTGGGGTAACTCCGGAGGAGATAGCCATGCATCTAAGGAATAAATTCAGGTTAGGAATAGAGCCAATTAATAACATCATAAATTTCTTGGAGAGAAACGGTGTCATAGTTTATGAGTGGGATTGTGAATATGATGATTTCGATGGGGTTTCTTTGATAACCAGAGGAGGCAATCACTTGATTGTTCTCAACAAGAACATGAGTAATGACCGTAAGAGAAGATCGATTGCTCATGAGCTGGGGCATACGATAATGCACAATGATCCGGATATGTTTATTGTGTCATCAAGGGACAAGGAGGAGGAGGCTGATCGTTTCGCCTCGGAATTTTTAATGCCTAGGCGTGGCATAGAGTCCTCTTTGCGTGGTATCAAGTTCTCGGATTTACCCGTCCTTAAATCATACTGGAAAGTCTCCATGATGTCTATTGTCGTAAGGGCCAGAAGATTGAATTGTATAGATGACTCTAGGTATAAATATTTTGCGACGGAGATAAGTAGACGTGGATGGAGACTCAAAGAGCCATATGACGTGCGTCTTGACGAGTCTGTGGTAGTAAGCAAGATGTATACGGCTATGTGTGATGGTTTGGGATATGATATGAAAACCTTGTCGGATGCGATGAATATCCCCTCTGATGTCACTTCCTGCATATTCCAGCCAAAAAGAAAAAATAGATTTTGGATTTCGGTTTAATAAATAATACCATATTACTAAAGCTCAAGCGTCCGTATAAGATATTATGCGGGCGCTTAAATTTTTACAGCAAACTCACAATGATCTAACAACAAGATATTTAATATACAATGGACTTCTCTGGATTTTTGTGGTGTCCGGTAATGGTGCCGGATTAACGACAAAAATTAAAGATAATGGATAGAAATTATTTTATCGGTACTCCCGAAGGAGGTAATTCCGGTGGAAGTAAGTTTGACATCATGGCCTTTCTCCCGAGTTTGATGGGTGGCGGTGGAAAATCATTGGACCCCAATTTGGTAGCGGCTTTGATGAACAATAAGGGCAATCAAGACGCTTGGGGCGGTGGTGGTTGCTGGTGGATCTGGATCATCCTCCTGTTCTTCGTATGGGGAGGCTGGGGTGGCAACGGCTTCGGCAACAACGGGGCTAACGGATTACCGGCTCAATTGAACAATGACGCTGGTCGTGAATTGTTGATGAACGCTATCCAAGGAAACGGAACGGCTATCAGCCAATTGTCATCTTCCTTGAATTGCTCTACCCAGCAATTACAAAACGCTATCTGCCAGATCCAAGGACAGATCCAGAGCGTGGGTAACCAAGTAGGCATGAGTTCTCAACAAATCATTAATGCCGTCCAAAGTGGTAACAATCAATTATTGAGCCAGATCGCCGAGTGCTGCTGCACGGTTAACAACAACATCACTAAGATGGGCTACGAGAACCAATTGGCTAGCTGCAACCAGACAAACACGCTGGTGAATACGATGAACAACAACACGTTGACTCTCCGTGACTCAGGTCTGCAGAACACCCGTGATATCATCAACGAGGTTCGTGATTTCAAGAACTTGTATCAACAAGACAAGATGGATCGCTTGACGGCGGAGAACCTAGCCTTGAAAGGACAGATCTCCCAAAGCAACCAGAACGCCTATTTCGCCGCTACTCTACAGGCGCAGACCGCCCCTCTAGGTAACGCCTTGGGTGATTTGAGCTCAAGATTGGCCAAGATCGAGTGTAACCAGCCGGAGGTGGCAAAGGTTCCTTACTCCCCCGTGGTAGGCATACCCACTTGCGTGGCCGCCCAGTACGGATTAGGCCTAGGTCTCGGTAACTGGGGAAACTTCGGCAACGGATGGGGATAATGAGTTAATAACCTAAAAATAAAGAGTTATGGCATTCATTAGTCCTTTCATAATGGCGAACAAGAACGGTATCCCACGTTTGGAGAGCACGGGCGTTACGGTCGGGACGACCAACGTTCGTTTCTCCTTCCGCAATCACCCGTTCCTGTCAGCCCCGTTTAGCGGGTTGATCTTGTTTCGTCTGGCCCAGCCTATCCCGACTGGTACTACCGGGACATTGCCGGTAGTGTTTGACACGAACGGCTCCACGCAGGCGCTAACGACCATTAACGGCGCAGATGTCACGGCATCCGATATAACCGGCACCGGAATCTACTTGTGTTACTATGAGTCGGGCAATAATACGCTCCAGATAATGACGGGAGTGGTGTGAGAGAGTATCAACGAGAGACCGGAGCGATCCGGCTCTCATAAAAACCAAGAAATATGTTCAAGAATCAGAGACAAGGGAATCCTTTATATATCCTTCATAAGGGGAATACGCCGTTTTGTGAGGTTGGAAGCATAGTCAGCGTGTCCCCTCCGAGACCGGAGAATCCAAATTTCAATATGTATGGTCCGCAAGCTAAAATCGTGGTGGACATAAAGGCCAAGGTAGGTGAGGACAACGTCAGCTTCTCCAACGTCTTGTCCGACGTCACCATTACGGATTACCCCACTACAAACGGGGAGAAACTGGTTGTGTCATGCGATCTAGGTGCCCTGAATACGGAGATCAACGCCATGATGCAGCAAAGCCGACAGGCACTTGACAGCATCGATTACCATAAATCCGTGATTGAGGGGTGCGAGAAGATGCTGGTAATACTGAACCCTGAGTTTGCCCGGGAGAAGGAGAGGGAGAGTGAGATCGCTAACATGAGAAACGAGATGTCCGATCTGAAGGAGGCTAACGCAAGGTTGGTTGCCATGATGGAGCAACTTGTCGGTTCCGTGAACGGTAATAATAACAAGAATAAAAAAACAGAGTGATATGGGAACATATAGCAGAAAACTGAGAGAGCTGATCGAGGAATTCGACGCCATGGAAGACGAGGATATGTTGGAACTGGCGAAGGAGGCCTATAAGCTTGGCTGTAAGGAAGGAAAGCGGAAGGCCATGGAAGGCTATGGCAACCGTATGGAGGAAGACGAAGACGATGAGTTCGAGGACGACGACGAGTTCCGTGAGATGTGGGAGCGTGGCGGCTACGGCAACCGTGGCGGCGGTCGTGGATCATCCGGTGGCGGTTATGGCAATCGCCGTGGGGTGCCGGGCACCGGACGCTACTCGAGACGATATCGTAGATAACCATGAGGGGGGACCGGTTTCCCCCTCCTAAAAAACAGAGGAATATGAGACTAGATATGTATGATGATTTCCCTTCCGGCATGCGATCCTACCTGAAGGCGTATGGCTGGCATTTCTCCAAGGCCATGTGCGATTGGGCCGTATCCATGATGGAGAAGGAGGACGGAAACGGGAAGAAGGTCAAGATAACCCCTTTCACGAAGGAACAGGTGGATGAGATGCTGAAGAAGTATAGCGTGGACGTGAAGAAAAAGGGTGGATACGACTATGTTTACGCCGCCAACATGTGCAAGGCCGATTATCTTGGCTCCTCCGTGCCTAACGAGCAGTACGCCGCTCTTTATGTCAAGAACGTCTGCGACGATCCGGACGCTTACGACGGGATAGTGTTCACCCGGTTCTACGCTGATTGCATCGGGTCCGGCACGCCTATAATCTGGGAGGAGATGATGTGATGGGAGGCTGGGGCTACATACTGAGGATCTTGAAGGGAGAGTCCCCCAAGGACGTGCTGGCGAGTATGCCGGAGAAGGATTTTGACAAGGTATCCGAGGTGGTGGGCAATCTCAAGGCAACCAATCTCACCCGGCAACAAAGGAGGAGGATAGAGCGGGAGTTCAAGACGGTAAGGAGATGATACGACGGGATTACCATATCAAGAGATACGATTGGGTGATCCACGTGCTGTATAACGTCACGTGCTCGAGGACATCCGATATCATAGCCCTATTGAGGAGGGTCGGTTGCCCGGAAAGCAAGATACGGGAGGCTTATGGCAACGTAGGCTCCTGCAAGCTGGACGTGGGACTGACCTATTCTAATTACCGCAGCCGGGAATCCGTCATGGTGATAGGCCGGACCTCGTCCTATAGGGAGTTCGCTAATTCCCTGTTCCATGAGTGCCGCCATTTGACGGATCATATGTCCTTGGCCTTGGATATGGAGATCGGAGGGGAGCCTATCGCTTACTTGTCTGGCGATATAGGAGCCTTGATGTCCGATGAGATAAGGATGTTCATCTGCGATTGCCATCGTCACAGGAACGATATAAACGATGAGTTATGGGAAAGAAAAAAGAAGATAAAAAGAAAAAGGAATCCGTAAGACGGGAGATAGACCTCCTCACGGATTCCTTGGATTTCGAGCCTGTCAACTTCTATGAGGTGATGGCTCGGATTAGACACTTGATGTGCCTGTTATAATGAATCTGTCTCAATGACGGATTTAAGAGATATGGGGTCGTCTTCCCACGTTAAGTATTTACCTGTTAATTTATAAATACTGCCTTTTGGAAGTACGATCGCCGAGTTGTGATCCTCGACGGAAAAATATTCCTCGTCATGCGCCGATCTCTCGTCCGTCCATACCTCTCCTTGCCGCACGGGGAAGTTATCAAGGATAACCTCGTCACCATTCTTGTTTACGGCCAAGAACACTATCGTTTGCTTGCCTAACTTCATGACATATTATAGTTTACTTATTCCTCGATTTGATTGGCTCATCAAGTATTTTTATCGACAATAGCGGATCTTTCTCCGTTAAAGTGTTCCTTAATTTTCATCATTATGAAGTCGAAGTGATTTCTAAATTCTTTGGTATGAGTAAACACGGGAAAATCTATATCAGACAAGTTCATATTTACAATATCGCTCATACACTTTACATGCTCGGAATGAGCCTTATTATAACCTATCCTATAAGCATCCATAACCAACCTTCTGACATCCATCCGGTCTATTGATTCTGGCTGTGGATCACACACCTTTTTTGAATGTTCAATCGCTAGCATTGTAACTTTTTTCTTTTTCATGTTCATATCTTCTTAAAATTGAATTTCTAATTGTTTTTTATTAGCCAAATAGATGGCTTTGCTTACTCCGGAACACCACCAATTAAAGGCATCTTCGGCAGAGTCGAACTCTAAGTACTTTCCGTATAAAGTCCGTAGCTTTTCTATTGTATTGATATATGCTCGACGGTGTAGTGGATACATTCGAAATTCTGAACGTTGGCCTTTACTATTCATAGGGCAACCAATACAACCTATTCTATCCATGATTTTGTAAAGAGGACAAACGGGAATATTTCTCATTTTCAGAAACTCGAAAACTTCCGAAGTTGTCCAGTCGAGAATGATAGAAAGTAAAGGTTTATCGCATCCCAGCTTGCAATCGGAAGTAAACTCTTTACGTTTTGCCCGGCGTGCGCTTTCTTCTTTCCTTATACCGATTACTACAAGTTCATTCAATCCTCTTCGTTCTTTGATTACTTCACAACAGTATCGACGATTCCGGAGGGGTAACATCTTCTTTTTAAGAATAAGCTGAAACATCGTTTTTTCCGGATACAGCCAAGTCACATCGGGATAGTTTGACCGGATAAACCGAAGTACTTCCATCGGGTCTACAGACGTTTTGTAGAAATAGGCATTGAACTTCACTCCAGCCATCTGGCAAAGCTCATAGATTACCTGTGAGTCTTTGCCTCCGGAAAAAGCCACATGAAAACCGCTTGGAGAGTATTTCAAAGCAAGTTTTTCATACTTCTGTAGGGTTTCAATGGCCTTATCTATTTTTCTTTGCAACATGATTCAGTTTTTATTAGTTTTACGTTAATCAATTTCTTTGATAAGCTCACTCACCAACCATTCAGGTGGAATAGCTCTTGCTTTACAGAAATTTTCAATATCTTCTCTCTTAATGTCAGACACCTTATGTCCTCGAATGGTAAACTCTCTTTGGGGAACTTCTATTTTCCTCCGATTTGAATATCCATATTTATCTTTATAATCATTCATATTTTCTTAGATGTTAATTCCGTAAGTATTCTTATCCTCTTTTGATACATTATACCAATTTTCTCCGGAGACTATACCATTAATACCTTCACCTTGCAAATCCGATCTATCTTTGATTGTCTCAGAGATAACCTTGATTTTAGGATAGGTCCCGGTGTAAATTGTTGGAACCGGCTTTACCGCCTGAACTTCAAAAATGGGAGGCAATCCTTCACCCAGAAGGTTATCCGGAACAACGGCCATTATTATCATTTTCCCTTCGGGAGCCTTCTGGCATATCATGTTGAAATATTCGTTCTTCATACTTTATATTCTTAGCTGTTAGTTATTCTTTGAAATCCAGTTATCAGTATCACAGTGAAAGCAATATCCGGTTTTAGGATGCTCCGCACCGTCTTTTGCTCCACAGGTTCCACAATAATACTCCTTGTCATATTCCGGGGAAAGACCTTTATTCCGTTCTTTGATAACGGCTTTTCTTTCTTCAAGCATCATCATTTTATCGGGATTACGACTCAAATAAAACTTTCTGACTTTCCGTATTTGTTTCTCAAACAGATCGTCAGATTCGGCAATTTGTTTTGATGTATATTTGCTCATGATTCGTTGTTTTTTAATTATGAGCCTTCCCGTGAAGGCTCGGTTAATACTATTCCTCAAGATCGGGTATAGGCATCCAATGGGTAACCTCCCCGAATACCTTATAAGCGTCCTCTCCGTAAACGATAAAGCCGCTATCCTTGCCATGTAGATAAGCGGTGGCTTTGCCCCCGTACTCACCTCTAACCAATACTATGTCTTGATTTTCCGGTAACCGCTCCTTCACGCTTATCCACGGAGATTGCTTTGCCTGCCATTCGGCACCGGCTTTGAAAGCATTTATCATATCTATATCATCATAAGGGTAGTCTAATAGCGATTGGAAATTATTAATCCTACATCTATCAGCAAATAATTTTGCCGCTTCCTCTACAGCCTGTCCCATATCAATATCTCTTTCCATTGAAATACTTATTGTTTAAATTCCCAAAACGAAAGCTTGCCTTTCACGCCTGTTATCGGCTTGTCAAACATTACAGGGTTTGCCAATACCCAATTATAGACAACCTTTCTGCCTGTAATATTCTCATGCAGTTTAGGATTCATGCCGACTGTGTAGTTTTCTGTTTTCTCTGCCCAAATGGATGAATGATTTACTACGCAATCCACAATCTCTACGCTGCCAATGATTGTACCAAAAGGCAGATTACCAAACATTGTTTCTTTAGCAATCGTACCAAATGCAGCCTTCATTTGGGCATCAGTTAAATCGACGCTAAACTTTTTACCATGAGAACCGGCAGCATGAATAAGCACACGTCCACGATAGTTAGTTCTCCAAGTACGATTCTCAATGTCTTTGATACCGTGGACTATCAAGGATGCCCACGGTTGTTTTATGGTTATTGCTTTCATTTTTCACCTCCTTTCTCTAAAATATCCTTACAAGCCTCGCTATCGCACCTTACCGGCTTTTGATGGAAGGAGCACCAAGCCTCTCCGTTAGCGTCTTCATCCTCGATAAGTCGGCAATCGCCGCATTTATCTGTTAGGAATTTATTGTCAAGGTATCCTTCCTTGATAAGCCATTCGATGCAATCAATTATACCATCAAATAGGTTTTCGTAACCTTTAATATAAAGATAGTCAAGTCTATCGCAAAAATTAGTCATTGAATATTCTACCCCTTTATTTTCGAAGTCTACAATCAAAATATACCCATTAATATTTGTAGGTAATATCTCTATCAGCTTGGATAGAGACCAAGTGGGCAATACTGTATCTTGATACGCTTTACTTTTAATCCTGCTATATTCAAATGCGACCAGACGTTCGAACTCGTCAAGATACATGTCCGCCGTCTCCGGTCTCACCCCGGCCTCTAATAGCCGGTATGATTGTTCTTTGGTTGTGCAAATTTGATTCATGATTTCTATTTATTAGCAAAATTTTAAATTCCATCTTTTCCCTTTAAGATTAGGGAAATGCCTTAATATCTCATCTTCAAGTTCCTCTTCTGATAACAGGGGAATTCTATGGTTGTACATAATATTCCCCATATATTTGCCTTCGCTATACACATGAATGGTTTTCTTTATTTTCTTCATGCTTTATCCTCCGTCTTATCTATAACCTCTAGATCCTCTAGAGCGTTGAGTTCCTGTATGAGATCAAGCCCCTCGGAATCCACATAGCGCACCCAATCCTTTTCAGGACAGGCTTCGGAAGATTTGAAGGCGATAACATCAACAATCTCCCCTGTTTTTCTTATTTTCGCTTTCATATCAAAACAATGTTTTTTGTATTCTTGATAAAACAAGCCTGTTTGCTTTGTCGTAAAAAATTCTATCTATCTCAAATCCATACGCTTTTCTTCCACATTGGGCTGCGGCCAATAGCGTGCTTCCGCTTCCTGCTACAGGATCGATAACAACGTCGTTTTTATCGGTGAAAATCTCTATCAGTCTGCGAAGTAGCGGCACAGGCTTCTGTGTAGGATGAATCTTAGGCGTATCGTTGTCTACCGCCCAGTCAAAACAATTGAAAATCATCCTTCCATCATTGTTGAATTTAGGCAGCTTCTCCCGGTACAACAAGAGACCGTATTCACAATTCCCAACTACTTTCATATTCGCTTTCAATACTTGCGCCGAGAAATTCTTCCGGAAAACGAGCGGAATATATTTCATAAGCCCGTATTTCCTAGCTAATTCGATAAACATGAATTGTTGCTCGTACTCACAGAACAATATCATGCAGGGAGAACAACCTTGCTTTTTAGGTTCTTTCATTAACATGTCGCTACAAAAATGCATAAACTCGGCCGGTCTAAACTCGTTTTCTGAATTGAAGAATTTCTTTCCCGCAAGCTCACTTTCTCCATTTTTATTGTCTCCATCCTTGTACCATGACGGATTGCTAGCATAAGCGTTTTTCCCAAGATTGTAAGGCACATCTGCTATTATAAGCTGTGCCTTTGGTATTTGATATGTTTTAAAATTCTGGAAAGAATCCCTGAATAATTCTACATCTTTCATTATTGATAGTTTTTTATTTATCCCGCCCTGTCGAAAGCCTTCTCAAAGACCTCCGGCCTTAGCAAGGCGTTGCTTATCGCCGTGAACGCCTTCACGATCCCGGGCTGCTCATTTAAGTTTATTCTCACGTCCTTTCCCGTGACCTCACTTGATAACCGGTCGCTTAGGAACTCTACCCTGCCCAAATCTAGATAGGACAGGGGATTGTACGCCAACGGGACGATCCCCCGCATCCTTTCGCCGAAATCGCTTATCGTGATCCTCGACATCTGGGCCAACATGTTTATCGTGGATGACAGGGATGCGATCCGGTTAGATGAGCCCGATACCCCGTGATCCAGCAATATCTGGCTGATCGTGTAGTAATACCGGTCTATGTGAGGCTGCACGTCCTCCTCCATGCTTTGCGTTATCTCGGCAAACGCCTCCTTGTTGGCCTTGGATATCCGGAAGATATTCGTGTTATAAGCGTTTATCTCCCTCTCGATAGCGTTGGCCGTCCGTTTTGCGTTATGCCTGTAGTGCTCGCTATTCCTTATGGCCTCCATGAGTGATACCGTGTAGTTATACACTTGGTCGTTAACGAAAAGCACCATGTAGGTTAGCGAGGTGACAAGGCCGTTCGTGTCCTTGTCGATCTCTTCCCAATCGTTGTATTGTCTCATTCTCCCATCCTCCGGATCATATAATCAACAACGTCCTTTACGGTAAGGCATCGTCCGGGATCATCATTAGGGATCAATATGCCAAACTCTTTCTCCAGCTCCATCAATATCTCTACCTCGTCAAGACTGTCCATCCATAGATCATCCTCCAGCTTGGATTCCATCGTAAGTGGCGTATCTTTGTAAAAAAGTCTACTCTTTATGATCTCAAATACTTTGTTCTTTATAGTTTCTTTTTCCATTGATGTAATTATTTTTTATTGCTCTCATCATGGATGAATGTAGCTTTCAACTATGATGAATGATTAAACCTTATTTGTTTTAGCGAACACCACCGACTCGTGATCCGGCCTCAGATGAGCCATGCAAGCCTTGCTGTACTCGCAAAATCTCGCTCCCTCGTCCCGGAAGACGCATCCCCTGCACGGGATCTTGTTCTGCCCGTTATAGTACGGCCTGTACTTTTCCACGATAATTTTCATGTCTCCTACCAACACGATCAAACCGGCAGGGGTGTTCTTCAGCCTGTTGATTATTTCCATGATTTGTTTTTTAAAATGGCATGTCCTTGTCACAACTCCCGTAATCGTAGAACTTGGTCATACCGTCATTATGCTTAAATTTCACTAATCCCGTGGCCCCATCTCTATTCTTGGCCACGATCAACTCTCCGTAATTGCGTTCTACGTTACCGTTCTTGTCCTTGACCTCGATCTTGTAATACTCCGGTCTATGAATGAACATTACGATATCAGCGTCTTGCTCGATAGCCCCGGATTCCCTAAGATCGGATAGGAGGGGTTTCTTGTCCGGTCTGGCCTCATTACCCCTGTTCAATTGAGATAAGAGCAAAAAGGGAACCTTTAACTCCTTCGCCGTGATCTTGGCGGTTCTGGACATCTTCGCTACCTCACGTTCACGGCTTCCTTCCCGTTCACCGCTCTCCGCCAATTGGAGATAGTCGGCCATGATTATCCCGCACTTGCCTTGTTTCTTCAGTATTTTACATCGTGACCGGATATAGTCCATCGTCACGCACGGGTTGTCATCGACGTAGATCGGAAGTCTCCAAAGCTCATTCACTGCCGTCTCTACCTTGTTGATCTCCTCGTTTGTCATATACCCGGACTTGAACCGTTCCGGATCTACGTCGCACTCGGATAGGATCAACCTGTTAGCCAAGCTTATGTCTGACATTTCAAGCGAGAATATAGCCACGGGCGTGTTGGATTTTGCCGCTGATTTGGCCAAGTGAAGCATCACGGCGGTATTGTGGGTGACTATGTAGTCGTCCGTTATGTACAAGGCCTTCTCATGCGATACCGATATGCACTGGCATTCAACCCTGCGGTTGGTCGGTGTCACGGACATCACGGTCAAAGGTTTGTTCCTCCGGTCTGGCCTCACTCTGTTGAATTTCCTTGGGAGCGTGAAGCATTCCCTAGGATTGTCCGCTACGATCACGAGCCTGAAACTGTTCCTTTTCCGCTCGCCATAAAGGAATGAGCGTCTTTCTCTCAAGGAACATTTATATCCTAAAGACCAGCAAAGTGTTTGTACGCCTCTCGCCAATTTAGCGCTCGTAGTGTTGTAGCATATAGCCCCATTCTTGTCTATATCCCCGTCTGTATCGAGAAGACCGTTCAACAGCTCAACCCTTTGATCCCTGCATGCGTCAATGTACATGTCCGGGATGAACTTCTCGTAGGAATGGACATTCAACAATCCTAGGCTCTTTAGCTCTGACAGGTATTTATTGACCTTCCTGTTCTCCTTGTTGGTCACTAGGAAGCGATCATCCGACACGATAACATCGTAGTCGACCATACCTTGGATCTTATCAGCGATGAACTTGTCCGGCTTGCACCAGCTAACCCCCTTGCTCAAGACTCCATCTCCTAGCAAGACTCCCATGAGATATGGGTGGATCACGAAATCTTTCTTTTCTCCGAATATCCCGGAGAAACGAGGAATGCTTATTCTGCCGGAATATCTTTCCTTGCTTATCAAGTCCATAAGCTCTAGGGTAGATACGACCCTTTCGGCCTTGGCGTTGAACTTGGAAGATATTACGCTCCACAAGTGGCTGCCACAGCATTCGATCTTGCGACCGTCCGAGAACTCGACCATGTATGTCTTGACATGTCCTTGCGGGAATATGCCGGTCACACGTGATTCAGCCCCGTCTACGGAGCAAACTTGGTCGCCTATCGCAAGATCCTTGTTCAGTTTCCATCCTGAAGGTGTCAATACCTTGGCATCCATCCTTAGAGCCTTTCCCATGGAGGGCCTAGCCGCTATTATCACCAAGTTTCCCGGCTGCCATCCGTTCGTGATCTTGTTCAGGTCGTGAAGACCCGTGTCAACACCGGATCGGATGTTTTTCCTCGCCATCTCCACACGCTTGTATAAACCGTTCATGGAGCCTTTAAGGGCCTTGGATATATGCTCGCCATTAGACTTGCCGATAAGTTCCTCCATGAGGGTCTCTGAGCCGTTTATGGCCTTGTGCAGTACGTCCCCTATATCCTCGTTGGAATAGATAGCGTTCTCAAGTTCATTGGCTATCACCAGCCCTTTCCTCTGTATGGATCGCTCCTTGACTATCATCGCGTGGTCCAGTATATGGGCCGATGATCCAATCTTGGAGGTAAGGGAGGCTATGTAGATCGGTCCCCCTATACCCTCGAGATCTCCGGATGACAGCATCGCTTGGGTGACCGTCATCATGTCTATGGGCTTTCTCTCCTTGTATAGCCCGGATATGGCCTTGAATACCGATTGGTTCCTCTTGTCGTAGAAATCGGCCTCAGATAGTTCCGAGGCGATTTTCTCGAAAGCGTCGCTCTCTATGAGGCAAGCCCCTAGTATTATCTGCTCTATCTCCTTGGCTTGAGGAGGTAGTTTCCCGTCAATCTGGGACGATGTAAGTGAGGTCTGTGCGATGCTCGTTCTTGCCATAATAAACCTTGTTTTTGTCTATTGCGTTAATCAATGTCATTCTCATGTCAATCTCTTTAGCCCTGCTTTTTTTCTTGTGCTTCCATCCGGCATCCGTTGCCCAGAAATTTGTGCAAGCCTTCTCGAGAGATAGTTTTATATTTACGCCGGGATAATAGGCTTGTTGGGTCTCCATGATCTTTGGATCGTCGCATATGCTCTTATATGCGCTACGGACTAAATCCAAATAGATGTTGAAATCATCTTTCCATGTTTTTACCTTTTCTGAGTTATCGCCCGCGTCCGGAACGGGAGTGACGGTGTCCCCCGATTTGGGGGTAGGGGGTATATTATTATTATCTTTATTATTATTCTTGCCCCTACCTTGCCCTTCATTTTCGTTGCTTGCCCCTAGGCTTGCCCTTAGCTTGCCCAAAGATAGCTTTAAGTCTTTGATTTCTTGTTCTATATCTATGCCCTTACCCTTGCCCTTATCCTCGCCCTTGGATATATTTATAGGATTGTATAAGTCATAATTGCATAGCGTTATAACATTCATCCCTTGGGACGCGTCTGTTGTTATCATTCCGTCCTTTTTTAGCATATCCAAGAAATTTCGAACCTTTTTATCTGAGTTCCATTTCCACTTTTGGGAAAGAAAACTTATGGATGCCGGATATTGTCCTCTTCCGTATGTTATTTCCCTACCTCCGATACTAGCCGTAAGCTGCGTTGCCTCAAATCGTGCTGACTGTATCAAGTCTATCCACGCTTCGCACTCGCTAAAAGTCCGGGATGCTTTCCATATTCTGTGGGAAAATAATTTACGAGATAACATGATAAATCCTTTATCCATATCAGTTGTCGGCATTTTCCAATTCTTCTTCTAGGAACTTTATCAATCTTCTAATATCATCCTTACTTATTTCGACACTCTTGGTCATGTAGTCCGAATATTCGGATATGAAAAAACTTATGCACTCATCAGATTCACATAAAGGACTTACCTCTAATGCTACACAAGGCTCAGACTCTGATATAAATTTCATAAATGTGCTCATGTCTTTCTATATTTTTATATTATTAATCAATATATTATTCCTCTATTATACAATTCCTCCCTATATTGCTCCAACGCCTGAAGGCATCGTTCCTTGTCCATGTATCCCATTGGCATTATTCCGGCCAACCTTGCGTTGCATCGGTCTATGCCATATTTGAGATCCTTGTTTGACATTTTCTTTATATCCATGTTATCTCTTTTTAAAAGTGTTACAAAATCTCGTGGAGTTAGCTACCCGTCCAGCGTCATGTATGATGCACCAAACGCATAGACCCTTGTGAGGATGTCCGTTGGCGCAATCGCCACATTTCACCTTTTCTTGCTCGTCTTTCTTCTTCGCCATATCACCAAGTCTTTATTTTTATTGGTAGATCGGCGTACCACCAAGCCAGAATCGTAGCGTCACGTTGATCTTGGTTCGTTCTCTTAGGCAAGGGACCGACTATGTAGGAGAGTTCCTCATGGGTTATCTTGCCCTCGTCCCCTTTCCAATGCTTGGTCAAAGGCTTTACCTCCTCGCAGGGAATCCCTATGTGCTCGCACATCTGGAGAAGCAATATCCCGGTTTGCTGGTTACGACCTACATACTTGGCTATCCTCTCGCCGGATTTACCCCTAGCCTTATGGAAGTTGCTTTTTTCGTTAAGCCATCCGGCCTCGACAATGACCACTATGTCTACCCCCTTGTATCTCTCTCTTGCCTCCTTTATGAAATCGACCAACACAGGGAAGGGGAGGCTCTTTAGAATTAGCTGTCTCGTTGAAGGAGACAGTACGCATATACCGGATTTATCTATGTCCGGGTCAACGGCTATCACTAATTCGTATCTTTTCTTTCCCATGGATTCCTCCTTTCTTTATCGTTTATTAGTAAGAATATGGCCAAGATCACTGCTATAAGTCCGAGTATTGCGGTGATAAGGTACATGGCCATTGTCAAGTGATCTAAATTCTGTATTGTTTCCATAATTAGATGTTTGTTATTCGTGGACGGTGCCGGGATCGAACCGGCCTCTTTACGTCATGCGCACTCCGTAACGTTTCATCCCGGAATACTTACCGCCCGAAATCCCCGCATATCCTCACGGACGGCGGGGATAAAAACTAAATCTAATACCATGAAAAACACACTCTAATATTAATTATCTGTTTTGCCCTTTGGTACGCTATCAGCGTCAAACGGGAAGATGTCCATAATAAGGGTCTCGCTTACCATTGCCAAGGTATAATCCGCCAAGGTCCCTTTCATATTCTCCTCGAAGCATGAGATTGCTTCCTTTAGGCCGCTCGCCTGTACTATGAATCTGGCCGCTGTTTTCTTCTCTATGCCGCTCTTCTCATCAAGCGTGATAAAATAGATCTTAATCTCATAAAATCTATCACCGTTATCGTTAAAGAATAGTTCCGCTATCTTTTTACGTGTTATGTCGGCGATAGTGAACTCTCCGGTAATGTACGGCCTTAATTCCTCTATCGTGCGTGCTTCAGCCTCCGTATAGGAGAGGGCATCCACTAAATAGGGTTCGACCACTCGTTTTTGCATGCCGTTCTCCAGCATCTTCTCGTATGCGACCTTGCTAATAAACCAGTTTCTCATATATACTTTAATAATTAATGTTATACTTCTTTCTTTCGTATTGTGGTACATACCCCTTGCAAGGGGTGTTCCCGTCAAGTAAGACCGATTCCGGCCTCACAGTTTCCCCATCTTTTTTAGACGGGTCTTTCCAATGCTTTTGCCGTTGATGGCAAAGGCAATGTCTTTTAGAACATGCCTCATTGAGGCAGAATATCAGTTCTTTCATCTTGGATTATTTTCTCGAGTTTCTTTAGATCCTTTTTGGCTAATCTTACGGTATCAGCTATCCTTGGTCTTCCCTTGGAATCCACGTGTTCTAGGATAACTGATAGATGGCGGGACAGTGTTTTAATGAAAGACTCGGATAGCTGGTACCTTTTAACCATGGCCGTTATTTTTTATAAAAACCTTGGAACCTCACGATACCTAGATACTCGGGAGATTTCATTAGTCCGTCCCCCATGCCGCCCAACGTCTCGGCTCCCGGCTCGTCAAGGACAACCTTGGAGTCAATCTCCTTAGGTACACGGAAGCATATCTGTACGGGGAAATTCACCTTAGCGTCTCCCGTGATCACGTTAACCGACGCTCTTTGCGTAGCCGCCATGATCCGGAACCCAAGCGATCGTCCCTTTTGTAGCAACATCTTCAGATTCTCCTCCAATGACTTTTCACGACCGACCGTGCGTAGTTCCATTTTAGGCTCGAGGAACCCGAAGGCGTTCTTTCGCTGGCCAACCTCGACCATTTCCTTTATGTCAAGTTCCGTTCCCGATCGGGAGGACGCTACCGCGTCGGCGAACTCATCGAACACCACCAGCGTTTTCCATGATGCCCTCGATTTAGCCCTTTCCTGCATATCCTGTACGAGTTCTTTCATCTTGGCCTCTATTTTTTCTATATCATTATAGACCTTTATGTATTTCTCGGAGGAATAATTACAGAACTCGTATTTCGGATCGAAAATTACGATGTCCCGGATACCGGCTAAGCGGGCGTATTCTATCGTGGATATGATACACACGGATTTACCGCTACCGGTAGCTCCGCAAATCAAGGCGTGAGGCGTGGAGTTGTTATCGAGATCCCACACCACGAGCCTTCCGAAGTTATCCGTTCCTATGGGAATCCTCATGCCGTCGATATACTTCTTGTCCCAGTACAAGGACTTGGTTCTTTTCTTCGGTGATTCTATGGAGAGGTAGGATTTTCCCTCATACACCATAAGCTCGTTACCCATCCTTATGGATGGCACGTCCAGCGCGTTCGCTATGTCTAGCTTGTATTTCATCACTGTCGTGATCTTTGTCCCAGCGGATACCTCTAGCAGATACGTGTCTGACGAGTACCCGTTAATCTCCTTGGCCACGTTCACGATCACCCCGAATGTCCGTAGGATATGCTCTATTTTCTCGCTGTTTGTCATATTACTATTGGATAAATCATATTGAATGAATGAGGAAGCGTTCCTCTTGAACTCGGATATTACCTTGGGGTTTACCGATCCAAGGGAAGCGTCCCGTATTTTTTTCTGTCTCTTCGATATCAATTCCTTCTTTGACTCGGGCACGTTGAAATCATCGACCTCCGCTATCAGCGTCTTGGCCCAGAAATTATAAAGCTCGGCCCTGTCCACGAAGTTGTCGCTATCGTTGATCATGTACACGTAATCCGGATCGGACACGGCCTCTATCATCCTTTTTAGCGGCTCGTACAATATGGCCTCGTAAAGCTTCCTCGTGTCGTTATCGAGATTGATCACGAATTTCTTCAACTGGGAGGAGCCGTCCTTGTTTTTCGAGATTTTGTTCTCCACGAACCATACCTCGTCAACATTCTCCCCGAAGCGGGACTCATAGCACTTGACGTAGGTCATCGCCTGTTTCCCGCAGGTAAACGTTAGCTCCTCGTCATCGGTGAACTTGGCCCTTGACTTATGGTCTATGATGACCGTCCGACCGCTTTCCGTCCTTATCGCCAAGTCTAGCCTAGCGTGGCAGGGCAGGGGGATGTCCACCCCGTTTACCGTTACCCATTCCTCGCACCTTGATTCCACGGCGATTATCTCCTTGATACCGGAAAGATAGATATCTTTCTCCCCGTAGAAGTTATTGATAAGCCTCGTGGCGTTCTTGGTGGCCTCGATCTTGCATTCCTCTACGGTAGGTGTCGTTTTCTGTATCTTCCAATCATTCGGGTGTACCTCCTCTATGTATGAGAACGCTACCCTCTCCATTTCCGTGATCGGTATTATTTGCCCCTTGCGCTGTAGCTCCATGAAGAAATACTCCAAGGCCGAATGATAGGCGTTACCCGCTACCGTGCTGGAGGATGATCTGGATCTTTCCCGGTAAATCTCCCGTTTCTCGAACTCCTTCTCGTTCCGGGAGAAAGAGGCTACCTTGCTGTAACTCCAAGAGTCAATAAGGTAGTTTGATAAATGCTCCTCCAGCTCGGCGTTGGTATAGGATGAGTACTTGTTCATGGCATGTCCTCTTTGTTTTTGCCCTTAGACTGTCTCATCGCCTCCTTTTTTTGATCGACATCTTTCTTTGTCTCACGAATTGGAAGGATTAGATCGTTTACCGTGGTATCCCCGTCCTTTAACGCTTGTATGATCCCGATCAGCATGGCGATCTCGTCGGGGCCTATCTGATTGCTGGTCTGTTTGCCGCATAGCTTAATGACCTCCTCTTCCGTTATGGCGTATTCGTTCTTGAACTTGTTGATGATATTAGTCCTCGTTTTTAATATCTTGTCAGCGTCGGATAGATCCCCCGTGATGAATTTTTGGGCGGCTTGATAGACCCTGTCCACTATGGCCTTGGGGATAACGGCGAATACGGAATTGCGATAAGCTATGGAGTTGGCGGCGTTTCCCGTTACGGTAATCATGTCGTCTGAGTAACGTTTCCCCTTGCTATCCACTATGCTCCTGCGAACCTCGAACGCGGACGCTACGTTTGTCTCCAGATCCCAGCATGTACCCCTGCTGATGATCTGCTTGTCCGTTATCTGGATAACCTTGGCCTCTGTCCTGATATTACCCCAATTAGATACGATTATCTTGGCGAGGTGTACGGATGGGCCAGTAATAGGTTTCCCTCCTCTTGGCAAGGCGTAACTGCATGACCTTGCCGTGTCTTGATTCATCGTGGCCATTACCACGGAATTATCAATACTCCTTCTGATGTCTCTAGGATATCTTTTTGCGGTCGCAACTTGTGAGTCCACGTTTGCTCTTTCAACCGCATCTGCCTGTAAAATTTGTACTTCATGGCTTTCTACTGGAAGTACCTCGTAACTGCTTGATTCCATGATTATTTATTTTGAATGATTTCCTTTACCAATATAAAGTGCTGGTTTCCCAATCTCGTTGATACCGATCGTCCTCGGATTCTGTTTCTTCCTCCCCGTCGTATTCCGGTTCACCGTCGGGGTCTTTGATGTAGATGTCTCTCATATATCTTGATTTGTAGGCCTCCGGGAGTCGAACCCGGCCATCCCCATGTTAGGGGCGCTCTACCAATAAGCTAAGGCCTTGAATTTATTCGATCTCGATAATCTCGAATTTTCCTTTCTTTATATATATCTTATGATTGTAGTAATCTTTGACTATTCCATGATCGGAAACTGTATTTATGTTCCCAGTGCAATCCTCAACATATGAGTTATCGTAAGCCTTGACCGTGGCAGAGCCGTAAGCCTTGACCGTGGCACAGCCGTAAGCCTCGACCGTGGCAGAGCCGTAAGCCTCGACCGT